TTCTGGACGTGATTGGCTCGAAGCCGCTGGATGACAGCGCCATCGGCCTTTCCAAGAAGGAAGTCCGCAACTTCTCGCTGATGCGTGCGATCCGCGCAATGGCAAACCCGTCCGACCGTGGCGCTCGCGCTGCTGCCGAGTTCGAGTTTGAAGCTGCTGCTGAAGCTGCAAAGCGTGACGGCATCGACCCGCAGGGCCTCTACATCCCTGCCGACGTTCGCCGTTCGTGGTCCAAGCGTGACCTGAACACCTCCGACGATTCGGCAATGGTTGCCGAGGACTATCGCGGCGGTGACTTCATCGACGTTCTGCGGAACGCATCGTCGGTGATGCAGGCAGGCGCGACCATGCTGACCGGCCTTGTTGGCGATGTCAAAATCCCCAAGAAGACCGCAGCTTCGACCGCAGGCTGGATCTCGACCGAGGGCGGCGCATCGTCCGAGTCGGAGCCGACCTTTGGTCAGGTCACCATGTCGCCGAAGACCCTCGGCGCGTTCACCGACATCACTCGCTTGATGATGATGCAGTCGAGCCTCGACATTGAGGCACTGGTCCGCAACGACCTCTCGACCGGCCTCGCACTGGCGATTGACAACGGTGCGCTTCAGGGTTCGGGTTCGTCCGGTCAACCGACCGGCGTCAAGAACACCTCGGGCATCAACACCCCGACAGCGTTCGCGGCGGCAAACCCGACCTTCGCCGAGGTTGTCGCAATGGAGACCGCCGTTGCCGAGGACAACGCCCTCATGGGCAACCTCGCGTACATCCTGCCTGCCAGCATGTACGGCGCTCTGAAGACCACCGTGAAGGACTCTGGCTCGGGCCAGTTCGTCATCGAGCCGGGTGGCACGATGAACGGCTACCGCGCCATTGTGTCGAACCAAGTCACCGCTGGTGACCTGTATTTCGGCAACTTCTCGGATCTGCTGATCGGCATGTACGGCGGCCTCGACATCACCGTCGATCCGTACACTGCATCGACCAGCGGCACGGTTCGCATCGTTGCGCTGCAAACTGTTGACGTTGCCGTCCGCCACGCGGTCAGCTTCGCCTACAACAACGACGGCGTCTGATGACGCTCACTTGGGGGGGCTTCTCCAGCCCCCCCAATCCTGAACTGGAGAACACCATGCACCACTATCTGGTCCTGAAGAATTGCGTGGCTGGCGGCGAACGCCGCACGGCTGGCGACATTGTTCAGCTTCCCGCCAGCGAGGGCAACATTCTGATTTCGATGGGTCGCGTTGAGCAAACCTCCGCGCCCAAGGCTGAACCTGTTGTTGAAGATCGTGCTGTCGGCCTGACGGAAGACGATGCACCCAAGAAGCGGGGTCGCAAGGCAAAAGATGCCCCTGCCGCTGAATGATGATCTAGCATCCATCCTGCTGGTGGATGAATTTGCGGTGAGCATTGCTTACCGCCGAAAAGATGCGCTTGGAGACTCAACCATTTACGGCATCTTTGACAATGAGACGGTGCCTGTTGATGCCGGTGGATATGTGCAGGTCCATGAAGAGCAACCGCGTGTGACCTGTCGCACAGCTGATATTCCGTACATCTCCGAGACCGATGAGATGATTATCTCTAGCGTGGAGTACAAAGTTCGTGCTTGGGTGCATGACGGTACAGGCGTGACAACTGTTCAGTTGGAAAAGGTCTGATGGCTCACATTCGCAAGCAGATCCGAGACCGCGTGGAAAGTATCTTGGCAAGCGGTGTGTCGCTTGCACAGCGACGTGTGTATGCATCTAGGGTGTACCCCTTCACGGAGTCCCAATTGCCCGCTGTGACCGTTTACAGCGGCTCTGAAGCGTCAGGCTTGCAGACCATGGGGGTGAGGACGCTTGCGCGCGATCTCAGCCTTGTAATCGACGCCTATGTGCGGGTGACTGATACCTTTGACGATGATGTGGATGCCCTGTGCGTCCAGATCGAAGAGACCATCGCGGCGGATTACACGCTGAATGGTCTTGTGAAGGATAGTGTCTTGACCAGTACCGAGATTGACTTTGATGGCGATGCAGAGCGTCCTGTGGGCGTGGCTCGCTTAACGTATACGATCCGATATGTTACTACTATCGGAGACGTTGAAACGGCCAGATAACAGGAGGCTCCTATGGCTACACATACCGGCAGCGAAGGGACCGTGAAGGTCGGTTCCAATGCAATCGCGGAAATCCGCTCTTTCTCCATTGAAGAGAGCGCGGACACGCTTGAAGACACCACGATGGGCGACACCGCTCGTACCTATAAGCCGTCGCTGACGACTTTCACGGGGTCGGTTGACGTTCTGTGGGATGAGACCGACACCACAGGTCAGGGCGCTCTGACCATCGGTGCAGAGGTCACGCTGAACCTCTATCCCGAGGGCGACACCAGCGGTGACACCTATCTGACTGGCTCGGCAATCGTTACCGGGCGCACTGTTAATTCGTCGTTTGACGGTCTGGTCGAGATGTCCATCTCGGTTCAGGGTAACGGCGCGCTGACTCAGACCACGGTGACCTGATGAGCCTTGGTAAGCGCATCGCGGCCAGGCGCGCTGAACAAGAGCGCAAGGTCATCGAAGTCGCGGAATGGGGCGAGGGGGACGATCCCCTTCGCCTCTTTTCTGCTGATGTTACTGCGCGCGATCTGGACAAGATCCAGCGCAAGCATCCCGGCTTTCTGAACAACGTCACCATGGCGGGCATGGTTGAGGTGATCATTGAAAAGTGCGAACTGGACAACGGCGAGAAAGCGTTCACGCTGGAGGATAAGGCGATCCTTATGGGCGAGCCTATCTCGGTCATCACCAAAGTATTCAGTGAAGTGTTCACGGGTGCCAACGTCGAGGACCACCTAAAAAACTAAAGGGCGACCCGTTCAGAATGAACTTGATCGCGCTGGCTGACCGGCTTGGCAAGACAATCGCCGAGATTGAGGAAATCAGCGTAAGCGAGTATAATGAATGGGTCGCATATTTCATGATCCTTGAGGAGCGCGAGAAAAATGGCACAAGGTCTCGGTGAAAACCTCGCGATCAACATAGGCGTGAACGTCACGGGTCTGCCGCAGGTTCAGCAGGTTCAGACCCGGATGAACAATCTGAACAAGACCATTCAGCGGTCTACTTCGCAATACAATTCGAACGCTGTGGCCACCAACAAGTGGGCAAAGGGTGCGCTTCAGCAGGCCGGTTATCAGGTCGGCGACTTTTCAGTACAGGTTGCAAATGGCACAAGCGCAATTCAGGCTTTCGGCCAGCAAGGCTCCCAGCTTTTGGGTATCTTTGGGCCGATTGGCGCTGTACTTGGCGCTGGTGTGGCGATTGTCTCAGCCATCGCACTTGCTTTTGAGCGTTCTGGAAAGTCAGCAAAAAGTGCCAAGGACAGCATTGAAGAATTAGCGGACGCGACTTCTGAATTGCATTCGCTCAATCAGCAATCAGCGGCATCCTTTGCTACACTCCGCGATGAGTACGGCACCCTGACCGACAGGGCGAGAGCGTTGTTGAAGATCCAGCGCGAGATTGCAGAGGTCGAGGCCATTCAGGCTTTTGGTCAGGCCACCACCACCATCATTGAAAGCGGCTTGAGCGGCTTTGACAAGCTGAATGAGAAGCTGATTAGGGGTGGCCAAGAGTATCGTGATATAGTTGAAGAAATAAAAGCAACAACCCTTGGAAATCTTATAAGCCAGAGGGATGAGGCGTCTGAATACAACGCCACACTTGAATCTAGTATTGCGCATTATGAAGAGCAAATCACTCAGATCAAAAGCGCTCAGTCCAACTTGAAAACACTTGCTGATTTCATGGGCGTTAGCGAAGAGGCCGCAGAGGGCATAGCGGTTGCCCTTTCAGATGTCTCTGCGGCTGAAGGCGCGAGGGCGCAGGCAAAAGCCATGGCTGACCTCGCCAAGTCGATTTACGAAAGCACTGACGGCCTTAAAAACAGCACAGAAGGGGCAAGGACTCTTTATGCGCAGCTTCTTCAGGCTGCGATGCAGGGCTTGAAGCTGTCAGGCGCGATTGAGGACGCAGAAGAGCCAACTGCAAGAACCGCCGAAGCAGCCAGCGTTCTTGCAACAAATCTTTCGGCGGCTTCTATGCAGGCTGCGCAGCTTTCCCGCAACCTTTCAATGGCTCCCTCTGGCCTTCAGGCCATGAGAGATCAAACGGCCATCATGCAGGCCGAAATTGCGGCTATCAATGCTGGCTATACTCAGCTTGCGGCTAGTTCTGCTGCCTTCCGTAAGGAAAAGGAGATCGAATATGGTCTCGCAGACGCTGCGAATGCTGCTGAAGAGGCATACATCAACTCGCTCATATATCGCGATATCAAAGCGTTTGAAGCGCGGGAGAGAGCCAAGACGCAGTTGGGTGAACTGCGGGACAAGTTCAACGAAGTCGGCACCGCTGGCGGTGCCGCAATGTCCAAGATCAAGGCGTCCACCGATGGGGCGGCTGACGCTGCAATGAGGCTGCGCGATGCACTCGCATCTGTCACTACGGCTGCGATGACCCAGCAGGAAAAGATCGCGATCCTGACTGCGAAAGTCGCCGCAGCGCAGCGCGGCGGGTCCGCAGCGTATGCGGAAGCAGCCACCAAAACGGCCATTGAACTGAGTAAGGCCGGTGCAAGTCTTGATCAGATCGCCGCCGCCGCCGACACCGCTGGTCAGCAGGCTGTCAAGATTGAGCAACTGAACGAGCAATTCAGAGAACTTGGTCAAACTGGCGGCGGCGCAATGTCAAAGATCAAGGAGTCTACCGATAACGCTCTCGGTAGCCTTGATAAGATGTTCACGGAACTTGATGCGACTGTCGGAAATATCTCCAAGACCATTGAGGACAGCCTGACAAGCGGCTTCATGGCCATGGTGGATGGCACCAAGACGGCCAAGGACGCCTTCCGCGACATGGCGAAGGCTATCATCGCGGAACTGTACAAGGTTCTGGTGGTGCAACAACTGGTCGGCAGCGTGAAAGAAGGCACTGGTCTTGCGGGTGCTATTGGCAGCGCGCTCGGATTTTCTGGAGCGCGAGCATCGGGCGGTCAGGTCACAGCCAACAAGGCTTATCTGGTCGGCGAGCGCGGTCCCGAGATGCTTGTGCCAAGCCGCAACGCGCATGTCATCCCCAATAGCAAAATGGGTGGTGGCGGGCCTGTGCAGGTTGTCTACCAATTCCAAGGTGGCGTCACAGAGGCCGATCTTGGGCGGGCATTGCCGCTGCTTGTGGAGCGCACCAAGCGCGAGGTTGTTGATGCTGTCCAGCGCGGCGGCTCGGTCGCGAGGGTCTTCAGATGATAAACTACGCTCTTCCATCACACACTGGCATCCGATCCGTAGTGTTCAGGATGGCCAGCCAGAACGCCATCACGGCCAGCCCGTTTACGTTCAAGCAACAGGTTCTCCAGCATCCCGGTCGCCGCTGGGAGGTGGATGTCACTTTGCCGCCAATGAAGCACGCAGACGCGCGCATCTGGATTGCGTGGTTGGCTCAGTTGGATGGCACATACAATACCTTCACCCTTGGCGATCCACTCGGGGCAACACCGCAAGGCAGCGCAGGCGGCACGCCATTGGTGGCGGGCGCAAGCCAGACGGGTGCCAGCCTGAACATTGACGGCTGCACACTCAGCCAAACGGGGTGGCTCAAAGCTGGTGACTACATTCAGCTTGGCACGGGCGGCGATGCGCGCCTGTACATGGTCACTGCTGATGTGAATAGCAGCGGCACCGGCACGGCAACGCTCCCGATCTGGCCGTCGATCACAACAGCCCCGGCTGACAACGCCTCTGTGGTCGTGTCCAACACTGTTGGCGCGTTCCGATTGACATCCAACATCAGCACATGGTCGGCTGATGAGGCGTCAATCTATGGCATCAGCTTCAGTGGGGTGGGCGTCATATGAGCCGGGATCTTGCCACAGCCATCTCCAATGCTCTTGACGATCAGGAGGTCAGCGTCTTCTGGGCGTGCGATCTGCTGTTTGACAGCCCAAATGACTTGTATTTCTGGAGCGGCATCGGAAATCTGTCTCTTGATGGCGAAACATATACAGGTGCTGGCGATCTCCTTGGCATATCTGAACTGCGTGAGAGTTCGGACATCGCGGCCTATGGTGCGACACTGACACTGAGCGGGATTCCAAGCAGCATCATCTCAGTCGCTCTTGCAGAGCCATATCAAGGTCGGCGTGCAATTGTGAAATTCGGTGTGGATGTGGCTGGCACAAAGACAGCAGTCACGGTCTTTACCGGCGAAATGGATGAGATGAACATCCAGTTCGGTGCCGATACAGTCACCATCAGTTTGGCGGTTGAAAGCCGTCTGGTTGATCTAAACCGCCCCCGCATTCGCCGCTATACAGACGCCGATCAGCAAAGCCGCTTTAGCGGTGATCTGGCATTTGAGTTCGTCACTCGGCTACAGGATGAAGACCTGCAATGGGCGGGCTGACAGAATATCTCAGGTCTATTCAGAGTGAGCCGTTCTCATGGGCTGGCCACAACTGCATGTCGTTCGTCTCGGGCGCTCTGAGGGCCATGGGGCGCGATGGTCTGCCAGATGAATGGTGCAGCGGCTATGATAGCACACGGCGCGCTGTGGTGGCCTACAAGCGCTGTCTGGCGATCTACGGTTATCCAGACATCATCGCCGCCATGGATGATCGCTTTGAGCCAGTAGAGACTTTGCATCCGCGCTCTGGTATGATCTGCGCGCGGCAGTCCGATGATGTTCTGGGATATGCGTTTGGTGTTGTTTGCGGATATGGCTGCGCGCATCTGTCGGAGGCTGGGATTGTCTGGTCTGAGCCGCAGCTAGGCGATTTGTATTGGAG